CTGGTCATTGCTAGATGATATATCTTTTAAATACATACAACCAACTACTACAACTACAACAACTACTACAACAACATTACCTCCACCTCCTGAACCTGCTCCAATGCCTGAACCTGCTCCAATGCCTGAACCTGAACCTTATATACCACCTGAAGAAGTAAAAGATATACCTATAGAGCTAGATAGTGGTGAAATCGTAGAATATTCACAAAGAGAAATAGATGATGGTACATTAGAAAGAGACCAACAGAGACAAAATAACCTAGAAATGTATGGAGTAGAGTTAACTGATGAACAATTACAACGCGATTTTGAAGAAGATGAGTTACAAATTATGGAATCAGAAATCGGAGAAGAGTTTTCTGATGATGTTGATATACCTGAGTATGTGGAAGTTGAACTTACAGATGAAGAGATTGCAGAGCTTGACAGACAAATGGAAAGAGATGTCAAAAAACTTGAATATGAAGAAGAGATTGAGATATTGGAGTTTGAATCAGAAGAAGAAATGGATGAGTACATAGATACAATCATAGAAGTAGAAGAGTATTTAGAAGAGTTTGAAGAATTTGATTTAGAGTTTGTAATTATAGAGGATATAGAAGAAATAGAAATAGATATGATAGACTTTTATATAGAAACAGAATTGTTTCCACCTTCAAAAGAAGAAATACAAGCAGACTTAGAGGAAGTACAGGAAGAACTTAGAGAAGAAAAACAAGATGAGTTGGACAAAGAGATACCTAGAGATGACACCAATAGAGAAGATGAACTTCCGGATGAAGAGATTTTTATTGAGCCGATACAAGAAGATGTCGAAGAAGAAGTAGAAATCTTTGAGTTTTTTAAAGACGAAGAAGTTATAGAGCTTACTGAAGAAGAACTAGAAGAAGAAGTTGCACAGATAGAAGAAGTTATAGAAGAGATTATTGTAATAGATATACCTGAAGTAACTGAAGAAGAGTTAGAAGAATACACAGAAGAGGAGATAGTTGAGTATGAAGAAGCTAAAGAAGAAGCAATACAAGAGTATGTACAAGAACTTGAAACTGAAGAAGTAATAGAAGTTATTGAGGAAGTCAACGACATAGGTGTACAGAACCTAGAGCAAGTATCAGAAGAAGTACAAGAGATAGTCCAGGCTGTAGTAGAAGAAGCTATTGAAGAGATAGAAGAACTTACAGAAGAACAAGTAGAGGTAGTTGCAGAAGTACTCCAGGTGCAGACAGAGGACGTAGAGATAATAGCTGAAGCTGTAAAAGAAGATGAAGTAGTAGCTGATGCTGTAGAAGAATACGTTGAAAGAGCTGTAGAAAATGCTGATGTAGAGAACTACACACTTGCTGACGTTGTTACAGAAGTACAATATGAGAACTTCTTAGAAAATCCTATAGAAACTTTTGTTGATTTAGATTTTGAAGATATAACTATAGGAAGCGTAGGAGATGATATGACTCAAGACCAAAAAGAAAAAGCACAAGAGGTGGTAGTGCCGGTTATTTTGACTAGAATAGCTAGTATGGCAGCGTTTGTATTTAGGAAACAAATATGATAAATAAATTATGGAACTGGGTTGTCCAGGCAATAAAAGAAACATTGAACCTTAGTTGGACTTTAGTTGGTTTAGTAATAGCCACCCTGACACTTACCGGCTCAGCCCAACAGGTCACTGGCTTAGCCACTGTAATTACATTAGGTGTTTGGTTGCTGACCATAGGTTTTAGAAAGGAAAAAGAATGAAGTTAGATGTTGTAAGAACACAATTTGGAGAGGATGCAACAAACAGTTTGCTGTTCATAGATGGCGTATTTGAATGCTATGGACTCGAAGATGAAGTTAGAGATGTAAAGGTGTACGCAGAAACAGCCGTTCCTTTAGGGGAATATGAAATAAAATTTAGAACTGTTGGAGGTTTTCATACACGTACTAAGGCAAGGTACGATTCTAAGTATGGAGAAGGTTGGCACCTCGGTATGTTAGAACTACAAGATGTACCAAACTTTGAATTTATTTTGGTGCATAGTGGGAATACAGATGAGAGTACGGCAGGTTGTTATTTGGTTGGAAACACACAACAAGACTTAGATGTAAGTAAAGACGGTTTTATTGGGTCCAGTAGAGTAGCTTATGAAAAAATGTATCCTAAAGTTAGAGATGCTTTAGTTGCAGGAGATAAAGTAACTATAAAATATTCTAATATAAACCTAAATGAAATTATACAAGAGGTAGTTTCTCAGGGAATAGACAACAAAGCAGGTGCTACATATATGAATCCTGCTGATGTACAGGAAAAATTACAAGAGATAAGTGGAGAGATTCAAGTTTTGACTGCTATGCTTAAAGGTAGATTAATAAACTAGGAGATTATAAATGAGTGCAGATATTAAATCAATGTTAGAAAAAACATTTTGGACATTTGTTGAGGCTTTCATCGGTGCTTTAATTGCAGCTCCTCTTGTTGGAATAGAAGCTAGTACAGTACAATTAGCAGCTATGGCAGGAGCAGGTGCAGCATTAGTTGTAGTAAAAGAGTTTGCAAAAAAACAAATTACACCAACTAATACAGTCAGTAAATAAATTAATTAAATACACGATTTCTACGTAAACACCTATAGACTGTGGTTAACAGGGCTAAAGGAGGTTTTATGCCTAAGAAAAAAAAACTATCCTCAGAAGAGTTAGGTAATAACTTTTACAAATCAGGATGGCAACCAGGTTATGAAATAGATAATGTAACTGGTTTAGGAGAAATCACACACGTTGGAAACGACCCCAACTATCAATCAAAGTATGATGAGATACTAAAAGAATGGGGTTTTGACCCTAATCTTTACGAGATAGACGGTCAAGTTCGTGCCAGTTCCTGGCAGACACAACTGAAAGGGGGACAAGTAGAGACTTTCTATGCGTTTAAAGGACTTGTTCGTAAGAAAAAACCAGGACATGACAAGTATTTCAAACAATTACTCAGTAAAGCTAGTAAGAAAGTACCAGTAAAGAAGTATGACAAAGGTGGAGACACAGCTTTTATGTTCTTCTGTTCAGACTGGCAGTTAGGTAAACGTGATTATGGTGTAGAGAATACTATCAAAAGATATGACATAGCTTTACAAGATGCAGTACAAAGAATAAAAGAACTACGTAAAACTAACGTTGCTGTAGATGAGATATACATAATAGGAATGGGAGACCTTACAGAAAATTGTTATGGATTTTACGACTCGCAGCCTTTCAACATAGAGCTGACACTTGTAGAACAATATGCACTAGCTAGAAGTATGCTTATGAAAACAATAGATACATTCTTGCCACTTGCTAATAAGATTGTGCTATGTGGAATCCCAGGAAATCATGGAGAAACTTCTCGTACAGGTAAAGGTCAAGTTGCAACAAACAGATTAGACAACTCAGATACAATGCACTTAGAAATATGTAAAGAAATTATGGCTGTTAATCCTGAAAGATATGGACACGTAGAAGTAAATGTAGCTGAGGGCTTTCATCAGAATCTAACCGTCAAAGGTAAGACCATGTCCGTGACGCATGGTCATGTTACCTCAGGCAGTGGCAACGCAGAAGCTAAGATTGAGAATTGGTGGAAGGGTCAGATGTATGGCTTCTTACCACCAGGAGACGCTGAGATTCTTGTGACTGCTCACTATCATCACTTTCGTAGTAAGCAACAAGGAGATAGAACTTGGTTTCAATGTCCTTCATTAGATAAGAGCATAGACTTTACTGCTAGAACTGGTATGTGGTCCCATCCTGGAGTGCTTACCTTTACAATTAGTAACAAAGGTTGGGATAACTTAAAGATACTTTAATTCGTAAGGTCTAAGTTATACATCGTATATTTAAGAGTAAGTTCCTCTCCAGGTTCAATGTCCTTTGCTGCAGTAAGATACTTGTAACCATCTATATCTACTGTCTTACAATTAGGTGTCTCATTGTGATTAACAAACCCACCAAGAGGAGTCCTTATAAATCTGTTTGGAAATCTACTGTCTTCCACATGAGATATTCCTAAACTATGCCCTTTGTTTATTTGTGTGACACAGAATAAACCTAGTCCATCTATTTCCGATACTCTAATTGTTACGCAATCAGGTAAAGGTTTATAGTGCATTCTTTAGTTTATTTATCCAATCACTACAAGTTACTTTACTTGTGTTGCCTGAGTTAAGATATTGTTTCGCCTCGGCAGCCAATTCGTCAAGACCTTTATCGATTGCTTGTTTAATTAAGCCCTCTAAAAATCCCTCCTGTGCGTCAGTCATTGGGTCTGCTTCTTTTCCTGCTTTCCAATCATCGTTGGTAAAGTCCACGTCTTCCTCCTTTATTGTTACTTCGTCTAAGTTTTCTATAATTTTATTTACTATAGGTTCATTGTTCTGTCTGTCTGCAAATGTATCACTGTGCTTTGAGATATATTCATCGACTAAATCTAAGAACATTCTTATGTCACTGTCATCCCACTTAGTTATTTCATCTTTGTTAGTTTTAATTACTGTCCTGTTGAAACAATCCTTATAACATCTCATTGCAAAGTTAACATCATCTTTGCAACTAACTAGGACCATGTCTTTCAGTTGGTTCTCAGTGATTCTTGGTTTAGAAGTCGATGTCCCAGTCTCTTGTGCTACTTTTTTTTTAGGCGTATCATCTTGGACTTTCTTCATCTCTTCTTGTGTTGGTCTAGGTTTTTTATTACCTTGATACTTCCAGTTAGCTAAAGCTCTACCAATAGCACTACTCTCACAGTTCTCTAGCCATGCTTCATTGTTTGCAAATCCACCTAACCCTTTAGTCTCCTGTGCTAATCCACTTGATACTGGTGTATCATCCTCTTTGTTTATAAATAGTTCTGCTTTAACAATTACCATTGTTCCGTCAGAACTGCTGCTTACTACATCAGTATTGATTCGACCTTTAGGATTATCTTTCCAAAACTTCTTAAGTCTATCCTCTACTAACTCGTAATTATCTAAGTTAAACTTAGCCATGTTAGTCTCCTTTGTTTAGTATTCTGTAGACACGTTGTCTACTTATGTTTGTAGCCTCGCTTATTTTTATAACCGACAGTCCGTCTTCCAAACAATCTTGTATTAGTTTAGTTCTTTGGTCTGACAGTTTTTTTAATTCACTTCTCTTTGTATCAATTTGAAGTGCATTAAACTTTAAATTCTGTAAGTTACTAATCATTGGTATCCCAATCATCCTCATTCCACCAATCTGATATATCTCCATTGAACTGATTAGATTCATTTAGATTTATCATCTTAAATTTATTTCTATAATTTTCTTCCATTGTCATTCTTCTTAACTCAGTAAGACTTGTACCAAATTGATTAGCTATATTTCTAATCATTCTAAAAGTAACAATCAGAAACCCAACAAAGAGTCCTATCAAAACATTTAATGCTATGACTAACTCCATGTCCATTACTCCTCTTCCTTAAAAGCCTCGTTCTCTACTGTGTCAGGGTTGTCTGCTACGTATTGTCCCTTTTCATTTCTTGCTCTTACTAACTCTCCGTCTTCATCTACCTCTAACTTTTGTACAACTACCGGTATAGTTGCAGTTAAAGATGTGAGTACGATTTGATTATCCACACGGATAACGTTAGCTTGAAAGATTTGTTTGTCTTCTACTTTCAGTGCAAGCATTTCTCCTACTAAATTCTCTACTGTTTTTTCATCCATTATATTTTATCCTTTCCTATCAGCCACCAAGCAAAATAATTTACACCAATAATAATTGCTATTACTAAAAGTGTATCCATTACTCCTCCTCTAGGCTCTCTCTTACTTCATTCATAGTCTGCATATTGAAATTAAAATCAATTACAAACTGTTCAATTAATTTATCAATCGTATGAACATCATATTTATTTAACTTGATACTTGTTTGTTGGACCTCTTGTCCACCACAAGCGTTTGCTAAATTGATAGCCCATTTTTTTAGTGCCTTAGGCTCACTAAATAAATTAGCCATTACTTTCTCCTTTTCTGTATTGTTTGCTATCTAGACAACGACAGTTGAAGATGTTGTGAACTTAACAACGTATCGTCCTGCTACGTCTTTAAGCTGCCTAACTCTCTTGTTTGCGTCAACAAGGTTGTCAAACTCCCACTGCATTTCTTCATTACTGTATATATCTATAGCTGTAACTATATACATCATGTTCTCTATGTTATCATACATTGTCAGATTGTGTAAACAATTATTGAACTAACTTTAATTGGTTACTTTCATCCTCCTCAGGCATAGACAATAGATAGTAAACATAGTGTCCCTTTTCTTTACCCTGAACAGTTGCTATCTCCCAACCCTCTTCTCTTAGATTGTGCAGCAGTCCTCCGAATCTTGTACAACGTAACTCAAATACGAACTCTCCATTGCTAATTGGTTTGTCGTCCCTGAATGTTACCAATGCCCAAGCAATCAAATCTTTCTTAGATTTAATGTACCAAGGAACTGTTCTATTTCTAAATGACTTTGCCATCACTCCTCCTTGTTATCTATTTGTTTATTACAAAATTCGCACATAATAGCAGTCCAATTCATGTGTCCTAATTCTAAACATTGGTTACAATGTGGACACCATAATTTATATATCATTTCCCAGTCGTTGTACAATACCTGCATTATTCCTCCTCCTGTATCTCTTCTATCCTTGCGTCAGTTAACATATCGATAACTAAGTTAGGATTGTTCTTATAGTCCCTGTTGTTGAACTTTATCCAGTATGTTTTAGTATCCATTAGAACGGAGGGTCCGAATATGTTCCGTCAATGGCTGCCTGTTCAGATAAGTCTGCTCTCTCAACTTCCTTATAAAGTTTTCTTAGATATCTTACTTGTTGCATGTAAATGAATCGTTGCTCATCATACCTAGCATATCTAATATCACTCCACCATTTGATACCGGTCTTCTTGTTTTGTTTTAGTACCTGTAACTCGTCATTCAACTTATCAACTAAGTGGTCAATAATTTCATAAGAGTTTGGGTAACATCTAAATGTTGGTGTCATTGTTCTGTACTCTCCTTTCATCCGTATCTTTTCTTACCACCATTAGCTACTCCATCATCAGTAGGTCGTTTTAAACCACGATACTTCCCACCTTTCTTAGATTTCATAGCTCTTCTTGTTGCTCTATTCATTCCTCCTCCTGTACCTCATACAATTCAAAGTCTGCGTTCCAAAGCATTTCCCACGCTTCATTACTATCAGTCAATCTTGCTACTTCTAATATTCTATCCTTGTTAATGACTTCATCTTTATCTCCATAGAATTGTCCTGTTACTATAAATTTGTATTCAAACACATCTTCATCTTCTTTACATACAATTTCTTTATGCACTTTACCAAATTCATCTATCAATCCTGTATATGATTTATTCATTCCTCCTCCATTCTTGTGAACTTACCGTCTCGTATCTCCATAGAGTATTTGAAAGTAACTTCTCCAACGTATCTTGGTTTGTACTCTTGCAGCCAGTCATTCACTTTCTTGTCTGCGTCATCTCTACTGGTCCCCATGATTGGTAACTCTCCAACCACATCGTATATATATTTCTTTAGCATATTCTCCTTTGTTAACTCCTCGTCTAAGTCGTCCAACAATTCCTCATCGAACCACATAACTTAGACTTTCTCTTTTACTAAATGGTTACACATTTGTTTCATTGTTTCCCCATACTTTTATTATTGCCCTGAGAATAAAGAACAACTGCTCTTTCTGTTCTTCATTAAACAGGTCGTCATCTTCAATCATCCTCATTGTGAGCGTAACTATCTTTATAACTCTTGGATTGTTTACTTCCCACATGCTCGATTGCTTGACTTCGTCTTTCAGTAATTCAAATCTCCTATCTATCATTAGTCTTTCAACCTCCAGTAAATCCTTAAGCTGCACCTCATAGGTCTTGGAGGTACTTTTCTAAACCACTCATTATTATTTGCATATCTAACTGCATTTGATAATCCTTGGTGGTATTTTGTATTTGTGTTCATAATTGAAGTACTAATATTTATTATGATTTTACCCTCAGGAATATTAGGCAGCTCAACTATGTCTTTTAATCTATAACCATCTCCAAGCCCTGAAGTTTCGCTTCTTTCCTTTCCGTCTTTCCTCACTGGCTTGACTTGAAATGGTCCGTATATTTGAGGAGGTGTCTCCCACGGGAACTGAACCGGAGGTTTTTCCAATTACTCCTCCTCGTTTAAATACATGTCTTCTGTTTGTTCCAGTGCGTCTGTTATGTCTTCATAACCCCACGACTGAAATAGATTAAGCAGCTCGCTCATCATACAAAATTCTGTATATCCATACTGGCTAAAGTCTATTGTCTGATTGTCTGAATTTATATGTGCTATGTTATAGAAGTCCTCCCATACCGTAGTCATCATATTCTGACTGTTTAAATATATTCTTTCCAATACATCATCTAACATTATTCCTCCTTTCCTAAGTAGTAAAAAATAGGATTGTAATTTTCTCTAGCAACTTTACTAATACCTCTAACCTCATACACAATATCGCTATCACGATTTGGTTTTTTCCAACTAGGTAATTTGTATAAATCAAAATACTTGTAACCGTATTTTTTCTGTAATTGTTTTAATGTTAATACTTCCATTATTCCTCCTAATCCCAAAACAATCTGCCGTCTTGTACAAAATGCGAGCCGTCTTCTGTCTTGTGTGTGTAGTGGTCCTCGTCTATATCGGAAAGTTCTTCTGCCTCTCCGTGGTCTTCGGTTACACTCCATCCACATTCATTCAGTCTGACTGTGTGCATATTCTCTCCACCGTTTGAGGTGTATTCTGTTATATATTGTTCTGCCTCACTTTCACTCCCTGCGAGTACATAAGCCTCACTTTCTTGTGTATAAGTTAGTCTGTATATGTTCATTATCTCTCCTTTGTTTAGTATTACTTAGACTGCATAACCCCCGAAGGGGTTACACATTATTTTTATTTATAAAGTTACCCCGTCAAGGTCTGCCCTCTTGTAAAAGGCTGCTAACTCGAATGTGTCGCCTTTATCTAATGAATACATTTCTCTAAATTTTGCCTGATGTTTCGCAGTTGTTGACGAATAAAAGTAATTATTCAAAATCGCTTTACCGTCTTTCACATATCCAATTATTGTTGAATAGCTATAGAGATAAGTTATATCTCCGTCAATCCCTCTCATGTCTACCCTGCTCATGCTCCCAGTTGTGTTTAGTGTTTCCATTGTATCTCCTTTGTTTTGTTTATATTGTTTAGACCCTGCAACCTCCGAAAAGGTTACAGGGTAATTATTTTTTATTAGCTATTATCTTTCTTGTATTGTGCGAGCATATATTCCTCATTTGTCATTTTCATATACTCTCTATTTTTTTTAATATCTGCTTTTCTATATCTCATATTTGAAAGAAATATTTTCTTGACTGCCTCGCATTCCTCCTCAGTTTCACAAGTTCCAATGAAAGAAAGAAAGTCCGTAAAATCTAGGCTTTTCCTCTTTCTGTTTATTAGTCTGCTCATAGCTGCTGACCAATGGTCTATATAGATTGTTTCTCCATCTATTGTTATTGTTGAACTACGCATATTATCTCCTTTGTTGCTTGTAGTACTTAGACTAAATATGGAGTGAAAAGGTTACAGGATTATTTATTTTTTTTAGAAATGTTTAGACACCCCTAGACCCTCTTAGAAAGAAATTAAAACGGTACAGACTAGGTGCATTAGGCGACACCATAGAACAGATGTTCTACACAGGCAGGCAGACAGAGACAAACAAAATCTAAATGTAAAGTTTAGGTCTAGATTAAGTTTTAGGGGGGTTTAATGCGACCCCTATGTATATATAGTGTGTGTACTCTAAAAAATATCTGTTAATTAATACCTATTAGATAACTATATATAGTGGGTACAAATAGTATATGTACAATATATTGTGTAGTACCGATTCACTGGCTGTTGAAGCGTAGCGAGCCTATTTGCTGTAAAAGCTAAAAGAGTCTAATTTTTATTGTTTGCAAGTCCTTGAGTATTAGGTTTGTGTTTCTGCTTTATACTGGTTAAGTATTCCTAACTTTCTGCCCCTCGATGGCAACTTTACTTGTAACAAACTACTTAATAAAAATATTTGTATGAGGATACTATAGCAGGTCGATTCGATAAGTGTAGTATTAATATTGAGGGTTGCGTAATGGCTAGGAGTTTCCTCCTTTCGCCTAGTTACCTCTACGTAGCCCTCAGGTTTCTAGTTGCATTTAAAAAAAATGTACTATACTACGGTTTATACATATCCCTTTGTTTAGTATGTATCTCGATTATGGTAGGACGTCTTAGACCAAGGATGTTGGAACTAGCAATAGCAACGACATCCTCCTACCTTTTAAAAAATTTATAACAAATAATGTAATATATTTATATGAAAGTTTGGATTGACCAAGATTTATGTACAGGAGATGGGCTATGCGAAGAAATAGCACCTGATGTATTTGTAGGATTAGATGATGGATTGTTTTATGTACAAGAGAAAGATAAAATATTTTCTGAAGAACATGGAAATGTTGGTGGTGCAGAGGGTTTAGCAGTTGTGCCTAAAGGTCAAGAAGAAGCAGTAATAGAGTCTGCCGAAGAATGTCCTGGCGAATGTATAATGATTGAACCATAGAAAAAATTTTTTTTTCACACACTTTATTTAACAAGCTATATATATTATTAAGTACACAACAATAATAAATAAGCATAAAGCCCTGCCACTGCCCTGCCAGGGTTTTGTGTTATACTGAGAAAAATAATATAGGAGTTTTTATGTACGGAAAAATGTATAACAAGCCAAAGAAAAAAGGCAAAAAAAGAAAAAAGAGAATGTAATGCCACATGGTGGACCGACTCCGGATAGAGTAAAATCAACTATGAAACGCCTGGGTCTTGAGGGTGTAAATAAACCTAAGAGACAAAAGTCAGGTGGTAAATCACATGTTGTAATGGCTCACTATGGTAACGAATATAAAGTAATTAGATTTGGACAAGCCGGTGTAACAACTGCAGGAAAAAAACAGGATGCTAGGTCAAAAGCTAGAAGAAAATCTTTTAAAGCAAGACATGCAAAAAATATTGCAAAAGGTCCTAGTTCTGCAGCATACTGGGCAAATAAGGTAAAGTGGTAATATGCCAAAAGGTAAAAAAGGTTATTCAGCCAAACAAAAAAAAATAGCTAGATTAGCTCCACCATTTGATAAGTTAACTGGTGCAGATTTTAAAAAGTTACGTAAAAAGAAAAAGTTATGAAAGTCAAAGGTGTGGATGTTTCTAAGTTGACCAAGAGTCAACAGAATGCAATGAAAAAACATTCTAAGCATCATACAAAAAAACACATGCAGTACATGTATAACTCTATGAGAAGAGGCAGCTCTTTTAATAAAGCACATGTCAATGCACAAAAGAAAGTAGGAAAATAATGGCACCGAAGAAGAAACCTAAAAGAAAACCAATTAACGCTAAGACTAAAAAAACTTTGCAAGCTAAAGCTGCAAAATCTAAATATACATACGGTCAACTAGCACAAGTGTACAGAAGAGGACAAGGAGCATATTTGTCATCCGGTTCTAAATCTGCATCTATGCAAGCATGGGCTATGGGTAGAGTTAATAGTTTTATTAGAGGTGGACATTCACAAGATAACGATATAAAGAAAAAAAAGTAAATGGCTACTAAAAGAAAAGTACCTTATGAAAAAGGTGTTCCGGCAAAATACCTTAAGAATAAAAAAAATCCTAAAGCACGTGTTGCTGCTGAAATAAAACGCACAGCAAAAGCGTACAAAGAAGGTAGGTACATTGATTTGAAAGCTGTACAAAAATCAAGAGCGACAAGAAAGAAGAAAAGGTAATGGCACAAGTAAGTTGGATGTGGGGTGGTAAAAGATACTACGGTACTCTTATAAGAGAAACTAAGACCCATAAGTTTGCTAGAACCAAAAATGGTAAAATAAAAAAAATTAAAAAATAATTTTGATAATACAATGTCCTCGCTGTGGTGGAGATTTGTTACCAAGTGATGATATGAAGTGTAAGAATAAAGATTGTAAAAATTATGACAAAAAATAAATTATGTTACGCAGCAGGATGTCACAGACCTTTACCGAAAGGTCGTTCTAAGTTTTGCAGTGATAGATGTTCTAACCGAATAGCACAACAAAAGAAACGTGCAAAAAAAGCAGGAGTCGCCTGGAGTCAAGAAGATGACACATTAGAAATACCAAGTCATAAAAAAAATGTATCAGCAAGACGTGGACAAGTTTATGATGACATAAAAGAATCTGGACTTGCACTTGAGATTTATGAAAAAACAAACACTATATCAGGTGTAGCAAAAATACTAGGAACTACAGATGCTGCAGTATCTATGGCTTATCAGGCATACTTAGAAGATATAACAGTAGAGAAAGAACAAAAGAATTGGAAAGTACCACAGGTTGCTGAAAAAACATTAAGAGACTTTGATAAGTTTAGAGAAAGATATTTTAGAACAGAACAAGGTATACCGTATGAGACACCTGAGTTTCATGCTAAGTGGATAGAACAAATAATGAACACTATAGAAAACGGTGGACAGAGAATGATATTATCTCCACCTCGTCACGGTAAAACAGATTTGCTTATACATTTTGTTATTTGGTTGATATGCAAAAATCCTAACATAAGAATCTTATGGGTTGGTGGTAACGAAGACATATCTAAAAATGCTATGGGTTCTGTATTAGACCAATTAGAGTTCAATGAATTATTGATAGAAGAGATATGTGGACCAGGAGTAAAGTTTAAACCTAAAACAAAATCAGCTAAGTCTTGGTCACAAAGTGGTTTTACTGTTGGTACAAGAACCGTTACTGGTATCAAGAGTCCAACCATGGTAGGTATAGGTCGTGGTGGTAAGATTCTATCAAGAGACTGTGACATAATTATTGCAGATGACATTGAGGACCACAGTTCTACTATGCAACCTGCATCAAGAGAAAACACAAGAAACTGGTGGACTACAACATTATCAAGTCGTAAAGAAGAACATACTGCAATGATTGTTATAGGTTCAAGACAACACTATGACGATTTATATTCACATTTATTAGACAACGAGTCTTGGGAAACAACTGTAGAAGAAGCACATGATACTGCTTGTACTACAACTGATTGGAACGAAGAAGACCACAAAGACTGTATGTTATGGAGTAGCAAAAGGTCTTACAAATGGTTGATGGATAGAAAACGTGCAGCAGACACAACAGGTGGTAGAGCTATATTTGAAATGGTTTATCTAAATGTTGCAATGCCTGAAGGATTAAGTTTATTTAGTCGTGAAGAGATTGAAGCATGTAGAGACCAAAAGAGGGATATAGGGCAGGTACCTAGAGGCACACGTCTCATTGCAGGACTTGACCCTGCCTCTACTGGTTATCAAGCTGCATTTTTATGGGCTTATGGTCCTGCTGATGGAATTATGTACATGGTAGATATGCACAATAATTTAGGTGGTGGTATTCCTGAAGCATTAAAGGTTATAAAAGATTGGTGGCAAAAATATAATTGTTCTCACTGGGTTATAGAAGAAAACGGGTTTCAAAAAGCTATACGACAAGATAAATCTATACGTGATTTTGCGTCAACACATGGTATATTTTTAGAAGGACATGAAACGTACTCGAACAAGTTTGACCCTATATTTGGTGTTACAGCTATGCGACCATCGTTTCAAGAAGGTATAATTAATTTACCTTATATGGGTTTTGAAGCTCAAGAAAAGGTAAACTTATATACAAGTCAGTTAGTGTACTTTAGTTCTGCTAAGAATAAAAGCAAGACAGTAGGTACAAAGACTGACATAGTTATGGCTAGTTGGTTTCCAATGAGAGCAATTAGACGTATGCAAAAAGAACGGTTAGCTGAACTAGACACAGATTATGTGCCTAGCTTTGCTGATTATGAAACAAGTAGTTTTGACGAAGGATTATGGAATAGGGACGAATGGTAAAATCTAATGACGAACTTTATGACAGAGTAGATTATTTAAGAAAAATAAATCAATCAGGCATGGTGGATAGAGCTAGGATACGTGACATTCTTAATGGTGGAGAAGAAGCCGTACGTGCTTTACTTGGAGAACGTTCAAGCATGGACTTCCACGAACTACCTGCACCAAACTTATTTTTATCAGCATTAGAAAGATTTGCACAAAAACTAGGAAGAAGTCCTGATTTAAAAGTAGATATTATAAATGCTAAAGATTCTGAAAGAGCAAAAAAGAAATCAGAAAAACTAGAACGTATTGTTGGTGCATACGATGATTTACAAAAACTACATTTACAATTACCACAAATAGGTAGATGGCTACCTGGTTATGGTTTTGTTGTTTGGACAATAACTACAAAGTTTGATAAAGACAATAACCCATATCCTTGTGCAATGATAAGAGACCCTTTTACTTGTTATCCTGGTCCGTTTGGTAATGACCAACAACCAAAAGATATGGCAATAATTAGCAGAGTTCCTTTGACTACATTGTTAGAACAATACCCTGAACAAAAAGCAGCAATCATAGGAGACCAAGCAGAGTCACAAAATGATTACACTATGTTAAGTTACAACGATTCTGCAGGTTCTTGGGCTAATCAAAATGGCGATGGCAAAGTAGTTGTTGAATACATGGACATGGAAGGTACGTATATATATTTACCTGAAAACAGAAAAATTATAGACTTTATTCCAAACCCACTAAAGAGTGGACCAATGTTTGTTGTAGCAAAAAGATTTGCTTTTGACCAAATGCAAAGTCAGTTTCAACACGTTATTGGTTTGATGGCTAACATGGCAAAAATAAATATTCTTGGAACAATTGCTATGGAAGATGCAGTGTTTACAGAAACAAATATCGTTGGAGAAATAGAATCCGGTAAATACCGTAAAGGTAGATTTGCTGTAAATTATTTAGCTCCAGGGTCATCTGTTTCTAAACCAGTTAATAATCTTCCATATCAATTATTCCAACAAGTAGATAGATTAGAAAGACATTTACGTCTAGGTTCTGCTTATCCTGTATCTGATGATGGTCAATCTCCTAACAGTTTTGTTACTGGTAGAGGGTTAGAAGAACTAGGACAATCTGCATCTATGCACGTTAGAGAATATCAAGTCATACTTCGAGAAGCATTGCAAGAAGTAGATGCTAAAAGATTAGAGTTTGATGAAGTTATGTATCCTAATAAAAGAAAACCTATTGCAGGAATGCACAAAGGAACAGCTTACAAAGAATCATACACACCAAGTTCTGATATTTCTGAAATGTATAAAACAAGAAGAGTATACGGAGTGATGGCAGGTTTTGACGAACCTCAGAAAGTTATTACTGGGTTACAATTGAAACAGCAAGGTATTATAGATACACAAACACTGCAAGAGAACCTAGATGGGTTAGATAATATTACAAACATACAAAACAGAATAAATTCTGAAAAAGCAGAAACTGTATTGTTTGAATCATTAATGGCTCAAGCAGCTCAGGGTAATCCAAAAGCTACTATGGCAGCAGCCGAGATTAGAAAGAATCCTGCACAAATGACTAAGATACTTGACAAATTTTATACAGCAGAAGAAGAAACTACTCCTGAAGAAGAAGCAGTCATAGGTGCATTGCAACAACCACAAGCACCACAAGGTCCACAAGATATTGCTTCTGTATTAGCAGGATTAGCAGGTGGACCACCACAACAAGGAGGACCAGGTGGCTAACAACGAACAAGAAGTTAGTAAAAAATTTTATGACATTATAAACGGAGAAGACTGGGATGATATGGGATTTCCGGAACGTCCACAAACACAACAAGGAGATGTACCTTTAGGTAACATATTGATACCTACACCGATACCTGGTGTGTGGATTAATGTAAATTTAGGTTTTGAAATAGAGGATGAGTCATGGTAAGAAAAAAGAAAATACAAGTTCCTACTAGAGCAGAAGGAGACCCTACAGGACAAACACAAATGTTACAAGAACAAGTAGATGCAGTATCTCCAGGACAAGAAATAGAAAGACCTACACCTGCACCTGTTCCTACTCCTCAACCTATGCAAGATATATTTGGTACACCAACACAAAAACTTGAACAACCAGGTAATGAGCTAGGAGAAAACGAAGCAATGTTTACTGCTAACAATGATATTGAAATTGTAAAAGCAATTTTACTGGAGAAGTTTCCATCACTAACAAGTAGGTTCTAATGGCTTCTTATTATCTCAAATGGGGAGAAGAAAGATTAGAAGATAAATATTACGCAGATGCACAAAAACAATCTATTGATGTGCAAAAAGATATTCTTGGAGATGATGGTGTAGATGCACTAGCTGATAAAACTACAACTCTAAAAGCTATGAATCCATTTGAAACAGATGATTTACCTATAGCTTCAGCAACTATGAATCTTAGTAATCAACAATATTACAATTTATGGACACAAACAAAACCAATGCAGTACAACTACTCAGGTGGAGAAACATCTCCAACAGTAGAGTTTTCTAAAAAGTTTTTTGCAAAGATTAAAGATGCTGTAAATAACACACAAGAGATACAAAGAAAAACACAGTTAGATTTGTTTGGAGAAAATCAAATTAGAAAAAGCACTGTTATAAATGCTGCGTTAGTTGCACTTAATTCTATATTTGAAACAGGTAGTACATTTTTAGTAAATACTATTGGCTTAGAGCAAAAAGCATATCAAGCAGAATGGGCAGAAAGTAAAGGGTTAAATATAGATAGAGATTTTGCAAGATATGTTGGAGATAAAGATACAGAAAAAAATGAAATACCATTAGGAATAAAAATAAAATCTTTTGGTTCAGGAGTAAAATCTTTACTTATCAATGCAGACAGACAACAAAATAATTTTATTAACAATGTATTAGATAATGAAACAGTAGCTCAAGCACCTTACATATCAGATAGAGCTAGAAACTATTTAATGAGTAAAAATTTATTAGATGAATTTGGCAATCCTATGTTACAAAAATCTGATTTACAAGTTATACAAGAAAACTTTCCTGATGTTTTATCAGAACAAATAAAAATAAAAACTGGTGGAGTAGAAAGAAAATTAACACTCAATGAATCAGTTGAAGTATATCAAATGGCTTTTAATGAAATACTTGGAGGAGGTATTGGTCAAGAAGGATTAGCAGGTTGGTTTGGTCGTGGAGAATATTTAGACCAAGCAGAAGAAACAAGAGAAGGTTTTAAAAAAGCAAGCATTGCATCTAACTTTGGAGACTTAGTTAGATATACATTTACTGGTTCTTTATCAGGAGAATACAGTCCAAAGATGGCAGTAAGCACAGAAATACAAGAACAAGCAGATGTAGATTTATTTTTATTACAGTCAGCATACGATGTAGGTTCTATAACAAAAGAAGATTATGAAGAAGCAAAAACAAAAATAGAAGAAATAGAACAAGATGCACTTAGTGATATGGAGTTTGACCCTAAGCATGGATTTAACTCTTGGATAGGTTTTACCTCTAACTTAATTGGAATGATTAAAACTGACCCA